AGTTTTTTCATAGTTGAATGTTTGTAAATGTTTTAAAATTTTCGGCTATCTCCTCAATACAGAAACCTCTGCGCCCATCTGCAAAATTAGTCTGCACCCAGTCACTTGCTGGACTTAACGCCCAATACACATTGTATTCGAATTTAGCGTGACTGGTATCACGAATTAACTGGTGTTTATCGCCAAATTCACACACTATACTATACTTATGTAAATTGTGCTTGTCAATATACCGATTTATGTGCGTTTTCGCCTTATCATCTGGCTTGGTGTTAAATCCATACTTCAAATGCTTCTCATCCTTTCCGTGACTGCAAATAAAACACCAATTCCCTACAAAGTAATGACTGATAAAGTCGTTAAATATCTCGTACTTTACGTTAGGTAGTAAGTAAGATAAAACCTCTTTAACGTGTATATTAACTATCTTACTAAAACTGCCCGAATGATTATCATTTGTAACATTATAGAACTCCAAAGGCACTCCAAACTTCGCTAATCGTTTCGCTAACTCTATCTTAAACTGCGCACCTACTTTAAATGCTTCCTCGTTACTCATATTCTGGTCAAGTATATGACCGCCTCTTGTGGTCTTTGCATCCCACCCATCCATAAAATCGCCATAGTCAGCTACTATTATTTTGGATTGTCCGTTAAACTGTTCGCCTACATAGTAAACTATTTTTTGGAGTGCATCCATTAACTCAAACTCGTTCCATTGGCGCAATCCGTAAAGATTCTCTGTGATGTTTAAACCGATATGTGCATCTGTGTAGGTTACCTTTAATACTTTATTGCTTGTAGGAGTGATTTTAGGCGCGTTTAAGGGCTTTAAATTACATTCCTTTAGTGTTTCCTTAATTAAGTCTTTATTTAGCTTAAAAAACGCTTTATTTTGACTTTCTTTGGTGTAGATTTGCCATTGCTGACCAGTAGTGACATTCGTGCTTAATCGTGATAGTTCTAATCCATCGGGGACATCCACTAAATTTGCTTGTTGTAGCTTTTCTACTCTGCTTATGACATTGCCTTGCTTGTCATATTTGCGCTGCGTTTCTACAAAATCCCTATGGGTGTAGTAATACTTATTGAGGCTCTTGTGATGCAGTCCAGTAAGTTCAGCAACTCTTTTAAACCATTTATTGTTACTTTCACCTTCTTGTCTTGGATAGGTAATTAATGCTTTTCTGCAATCCATTGTTTTGTTTTTTTGTAGAATTCAAACAGCCTATTGTAGTACAATAGAAAAGTGCTATTGTTAGGATTAGATTCTAAAAAGCTAATGTGATTTTCAACAAATCTTTTCGCATCTAAAATAGTGCCACTACCTAAATGCATACCATCGTATTCCTTTAAATTTAATTGGTATATCTTTTCCTTTAATTCTGTAAGTTTCATTGTTTAAATATACAAATAATAAGATATAATTGTATTTTTTGTTATTTGTGCTTATCTATCAAGTATGCATATTCTGGAATAGCGTCAAAGCTTGGACACTCTTTTATTCTTTCCCACGCATCAATTTTGCCGTTTAAGTTTTTATCTTCGCTGATGTCACGATGTCCTAATATTTGAACATTCTCTATGCTTTGAAATTGTTTAAGGTATAGCAAAGCATTTTCTATCTCGCAAATTAAGCCTTCTTTTTGCGCTTCTGTGCGACTATCTTTTGCCTTATGTACGTTTGCCCTATCTACTCCCCCAATGTAGCAGATATGAATGCTTGTTGAGTTATAACCTTTAACTCCGTTAGTGATATTCTCGTATGGTGCTAATTGGAATACCTCGCCATCTTCAGTGATTATACGATGATAGCCTACGGACTTCCAGCCAATAGACTTCCAATGCCGTTTTATGCTTTCTACATTGCCAAATCCAGCAGAGCAATGAATAAAAATGCGCTTGATTAATCTCATTTAAATCGTTTACTCCACCATCTACGGATAAATAAAGAAATTATTAAAATGGTAATAGCCGTAAATATACTCGTTATGCTTCTAAAAATCTCTTGAGCATAAAAGTTAGTGCTAATTTGAAAAGGTAAAGTAAAGTAAACACCCATACCAGTGGAGATGGTCAAGCAGACATCAATTATCTTATTCTTAAAACTTTCCGTTTGTATTGACTGAATCAACAAAATTGCACCCATTATTACTTTGTCCATCTCTTTAAATTTGTGCGTTTCTAATTAGCTTGGCTTTCTTTAAAATAGCTTCTAATATCCACCCAAAGGATAAACCGAAAATGTAATAAATGTACATAGGGTTCTCGGTCTTCATCGCATCTGGTAAAAAGTTTAACCCAAGCCAATGCACCAAGTCCTCCGTAAATACAATAATTGGAAAACACATCAAGAAAAACGACACAACACTATTGTAATTATCAAGCCACCAAAAAGAAAAAGATACATCTAAGGGTGTTCTATCCGAATATCTATCTCTAATCGTAAACTGAAACCACTTGCTTGTAACAAACGCTAACAAAAGAAAAAAGAAAGCAGCCAAAATAAAGCTACTTTCTATTCCATTAGTAAAATAATTTGTAACGTAGGTGCTATCCATTACATTATAATTATCTTGTTTATTATTTGGTCATCCTTTGGCTCACCTTTCCATAAAGTCGGCTTGGTGTTGTCAAGGTAAGTAATCATTTGACGCTTGTACTTGGTAGCCATATTCATCGCCTCACGCTTGGCAAACTCCACGTTAGCTATTTGCTCGTTACTACCTTGTGCAGTTTGTGCGCCTTTATTGCCAGTCTTAATATGATTAGCTTTGCTCAAATAAGCCTTTACATTATAAGCGATGTAAGGCTTTAAATAGGTGTCTATTAGCGTTGTATAACTTGCTGGATTAGCTACCACATCATCGTAAAAATCAGCACCAAACAAAGATAATACTTGTTCCCATTCCACTAACTGAATTAAGTTATCCTTTACGGCATTCATATCAAAGGTATTACTGAACGCCAATGCTTTAATCTCTGCTTTACTCGCTATCATTGCCTACTATTGTTTTAGCTTGTTCGTCATCCATTCCCATCATCATCAGCAACTCATATACTGCCGCATCGCCTATTATATCCTTTTTCTCCAATAGCGTAGTAATAGCCGCCAAGTCGTTTACCACGTTCATAGGCGATTGATTGTTAAAACTTACTTCGCCCTCGTATGCAGTGCCTTTAAATGCTTTCTGCAAGGCTTCCATAATAATATCTTGCTCGTTTCTAATTAATCTCTCGGCTAACTCCCACTCGTTACGCAGTTGCTGATTGTTGCCAAGTACACCAGCACTCTCTAATCCTGCTAAACTTCTGAACCAGCTACACGCTTTAACAATGTTGTTCTCTACCAACTTTTGCAACTCAATAAAACTGCCCTCTTTTTGCATAGGGTAGGTGATGTATTCTGGTGCTTCAACATCGCCACTCTTCGGTACAATTAAACTCTTCCCGCTTCTGCCTTGACTCGTGCCTTTCAGCTGACTTTCTAACTTTTGCTTTTGTCGTGCTAAACCTTTCTCGGCATCGCCATTCGCATCGGTAGTATCTCCAAAGTCGAACATCAAGATACTGGACAAAGTTACTCCATTCTCGAACTGATTAGCGTTGTATTGCCCAATAAGACTCTCTACTTGAGCATCGAAAAAAGCACCGCTCCACATAGGTAAAGGGTAGTCTATCATTCCGCTCTCATATTCCATAATAGGAATAATTGTGCGCCCCTCTTCATCGTAATTAGGATATAATGTGCGCTCTATTGGTCTAATTCGAGTATCGTTCCAGTCCTTACTTATCGCTACCGCTTCGGGTTTTTCTCCGAAATACTCCATAAATCGCACTTGCGAAGCATCTAAATGATAAACAAACACCTCGCTACCTTTACGGATAGCCTCTATAAAGCCATAGCCATAAGTCCTGCGGTCTTTAGCTACTCGTTTAGCCAACTCAAACCAGTTATAATACTTGTTCAAGTCTTTGGTTAACTTGCGCTCTAACTGCATATTTTCAGTCAATAACGCACCATAGCTAACGTATTCGGAAAAAGAGTTAATAACGGCTTTCAAAGTGCTACTTTCTTTAGCAAGTTTAGATACCTTTTGAGGGAATAGATTGTTATCAACTGTGCTAACAATTCTTAACCCTTGTTTAGTAACTATTTTCTGCTTATCCGTGTAGTCTGGTAACTGGATAACATTATTCGTTACCTGGAAGCTGTTTTGATGACTTTTTCTTGGATGGTTTTTTATTCTCTTCTGCACGTTCAATGAATCTAATCAGTTTGGTAAATTGTGGTAACAAGCTATACTTGTATATTAACTCCGCACTAAGGGTGTTGGTGTCAAGGATACCAAAACCCCTAACACCAATTTTTTGCCCTTTATACTTCTTCTTAAAAACCCACATATTATAC